CGTCTCCGCCCACCCCGGCCGATCGATCCCGGCGGAGAGGCGGCGGGCCACGAGCTCCAACAGCCGGATGGCGGCGGTGGCGTAGATGTCGACGAGCGCCTTCGCCAACCTCAACGCGAGGTCGGGGTCAGGTTGGGCGGGCATCCGTGCGGGCCGTGTGGCCCGTCGGTGGGGCGATCTCCAGCATGTGCGGCGGTAAACCGCCCCACGTCGATAGCCAGATCGTGCCGCCCTCCGCGAGCTGCGCCAGATCCTCCTCGTTGGGCTTCCACCCGACCCTGACGACCGAGGCCTCCGCCATGTCGCCCTGCCCGTTCGATCGGGTGACGATCGCGTTCGCCGCAGCGCAGCCCGACAGGCCCTGGGGAGCGTGGAACGTGACCGGGTGCGGGTCGAGGTCAGCCCAGTAGGCCAGGTCGTCGTCGGTGTACTCGTCGATGATCTCCATCGGTTCCTCTCAGGTCGGCTCGACGGTGAGGCTCCACGGCACCTCGGCGCCGTCGAGCGTGAGCGAGAGGCGGCCACCGGCGGCGATCGCTGCCCGGTCGATGTCGTCCAGCTCGATCAGCGCCGTGAACACCGGGCGGCCGGGGTAGAGCAGCGACGGGGTGACGATGTACTCGCATGGGCGGACGTCGTCACGGGTCGGGTCACCGGGCTCGCCGATGACGACTCGCCGGCCGCCTTCGGCCTCGGCCACACCGTCGGGGATGGGGATGGGTCTCATGACGCCTGCTGTCGCCTCCATGCCTGGGTGCCGGGCGGGTGACCGATGTGCCAGCAGTGGCCCTCCTGGCAGTGGTAGGCGTGGATCGGCTCCCGGATATGCCGGCGCGCCGCGGCTGCGGTGGACGCGGCGAGCTTCCTAGACGAGTAGGCGTGCTTCCCGCACGAGCACCGGGTGCCGCGGGCGTCGAGCTTCGATCGACGCAACGAACCGTCGTCGTAGCGGATGACCTGAGGTCTCACGCCCCGAACCCTTCGACGGGGTCCGGTATGTTCCCGAGGCCCTGCTCCTCGTTGATGCGGCGCACCTCGTCCTGCACCTCGGGGTCGTCCCAGTCCCGGTGCAGCATCCGCACCAACGTCTCCGTCGACGCTGCACGGGCCGCCGAGATAGCGGCGAGGGTGGGACCGATCTCTGTCGGGTCGGCCGCGTCGGGCTCGGCGAACACAAGGCGGGGCCGCATCGGCTCGACCCCCGACTTGAACATGACGGCGTCGATGATCAACGCCATCTCGGCGAAGTCCTCGAAGTTGGTTCGCCAATGGCCCTGCTTGCGGCCGGTGGTGCGCACCGACTTCGAGTCCTCCGACGACACCTGCGTCGCGGTCTTGAGCGCGCCGCCGTCGCCTTTCATCCCGAACGACTGCGGCGAGAACCCCGACGAGGTGACGATCCGCTCGAACAGGAACGTGGAGAGATCGAAGTGCTCTTGGGTGCGGATCGCGAACTGGGAGACCGTGATCCCGGCCTTCTCCATGTTGGCCGGGTCCATCGTCAAGGGCGAGAACACCTCGGCGTCCTTGTCGAACGTCGCGCCCTGCCCACGCCCACGTCGGGTGAGGAACTCGTCGGGGACGATGATGCGGCCCTGCCCGAGCCGGATATCCCGCATCCACGACGTCATGGTCTCGTCGAGCGCGTCATGCAACGCCCACGTCCCCGCCGCATCCGCACGCCCCTCCGCCGTGGCCAAACGCAGCCGCCGGTTGAGGGCGTTCTGGACGTAGCGGACGTCGAACCGGATCCCCGGAGGGAGCGTCACGACAGGCTTGAGGCCGTTCGTGTCGGCGTACTTGTCGAGCCCGACCTGGGTGCCGAGCGCCCGCTCGGTGCCGACGTAGACGCCGTGCAGGATCAACCCGGGCCCGCCCTCGGGGCCGGGTTCGTGGCGTGTGAGGTGCCGTACGACCTCCTTGGTCCCGGTGGTCTCGATCACACGCCAGAACGTCACCGCGACGAGGCGGCCCCAACGGAACTCGGGGACAGCGTGGTCGGGGTGGACGATGTCGAGCATCGGGTGCCCGGCGACGGCTTCGTCCCACACTGGGCGCAGGTAGACGCCCCCGAGCGCGGAGGCGATCTCTGCGGCGTCGAGCAGCTTCGAGCCCCAGCCGTCCAACTCCGCGAGCTCGTTGAGCCGCTCCTCGGTCGCCATCGCCGCGGCATCACCTTGAGGGGTCGGGTCGGTGGGCTCGGCCTCGGGGTCGTCGTCGGTGGTGTCGAACTCGTGGGCCTCCGGGATGATCAGCCTCGGCGCGTCACCGAACAGCAGATCCGCCGAGGTGGCGGCGACGTCGGCGGCCGCGGGGACGTGGATGCGTTGCCGGTCGGTGGCCTGGTCATCCGAGCGGCGGGCCCAGAACCTCACCCGGTTGAGGAGGCCCGTGCGGGTGGCTCGGTCGGAGGGGCGGGCGGGTCGGCCGCCGTCGGCGCCGTAGAACGCCATCAGCTCCCGGTCGTCGCCCTCGTACCAGACGCCTGCTTCGCGGATGTCGCGCTCGATGACCTCCCGCGACAGCGGGGGCCACGCCATGTTCGGGTCGGTCGGCAGAGGCACGACGACGCCCGTCAGGTCGGTGAGGTAGCGACGAAGGGCCGGTACACGGTCACGTGCACGCTGGCCGTGCGCTCGTCGCCGTGGCCCGACACGCTCAGCACCAGCGGGAGAGGGTCGCCCTCAGGCTCCGGCACACACCGGGCGAGCTTCACGGCTGCTCCGACGACGGCCGAAGCGTGGGCTGTGGCCTCGTCTCGGCCCTTGCCAACGGGCAGGTCGGCGATCGCCTTCTCGACGCGGGCTGGAAGGCTGGTCTTCGGGTCGGCGACGGGCAGCGAGTAGCTGTAGGTCATGGCGGCCAGCGTGCTGGCCAGGTGGGGCGCGCTGGCCTGGTATGCCAGCCGGTATGAAATCCGGCGCTACGCCGCCTCAGGCATGTCGCCGGTCATCCAGTGCCGCCACCACACCCGCGCGGCCATGATCCCGTACCGCTTCGCGTCGGGCCCGTGGTCATCGACCTTGAGCGGCTTCTCCTCACCCTTCTCCGCGGCCTTGGGGTCCCAGACGTAGCCGGTGGTCTCCCCCACGAGGTTGTTGTCGGAGCCGCCAAGGGACCGGTGCCCGGTCGAGCATGAGCGGTGGATCCGCAAGCGGTCGGCGCCGTAGAGCGATGAGACAGAGCGGATGCCGTCGAGCACCGCGTTGTCGGCACCGTGGACACCCTGCCAGTGGTCGCGCCAGAGCTGAGCGATGAACGACGCCGCGGACGGGTCGACGTACACGCCCGCGACGTCGAGGCCGGGCAACTCGGTCTCCTGCAGATGGTCGAGCCAGGCGCGCAGCGCGGTCGAGTACTCGGCGTCGGTCTTCTGCTGATGCTGCTCGTGCGAGTCCCACCGCCACTCCCGCGCCACCCAGATCCGCTCGACGTCGTCGCTGTCCCTACCGACACCGATCAACAAGGCCACGAACGGGTTGGTTGTGCCGTAGTCGATGGCGATGATCCACTCATCCATGACGACCCGCCCACCCGCATCCCTCGGTAGGTCGTCGACGACGTGGAGATCCTCGTCGAACATGTCGAAGATCGCGCCCTCCGCGAGCACCCACAGTCCCTCGACGAACCGGAGGCGCCAGAGGCCGGCGAACTCCAGCTCGAGGGACCGGATGTACGCGGCGGGGAGCGACGGGTTGTCTCGGAGCCGGAACGAGAACCTGTGGAGATCGAGGCGCCGGCCGTCGTCCTCGTGCCTGACCACATGGCCGTCGTGGCGTAACCAGAGCCGGGCCTTCTTGAGGTAGTCGCGCATCAGCCAGTGGTTCGGGTTGTCCGGGTTCGTGGTCCCGAACAGCTGGGCGCCCTCGATCGACAGGCGGGTGAGGAGCATCGACCAGAACGACTCCGGGATCACGCTGATCTCGTCGACATAGGCGCCGGCGAGGGTGAGGCCCCGGATCTTGTCCATCGAACGCTCGTCGTTCGCCCCTGCGACGTAGATGCGGCGGCCCAGGAGCCAGAGCTCGCCGTTGCCCTGCACGTACTTGCAGCGCCGTTCGCCGAGCCAGTCGACCAGCGGGTCGATGATGTTGCGCTTGAGGGTGCGCTCGGTCTTGCCAACCATCACGAGGTTGCCGGCGGGACCGCTGCGGAC